GGGCTCTGGCACTATCATTTGAATTATTCTGTTCTGGCCGCCCATGACGAGCAGGCTGCTGGTGTTGCCTGGGCAAATCCTGGTGATGACGGGGCCGCATCGGTAAATGATTGTGATTTTACCGCTGACGAGGGCTACTACGGCGACGGGGTCGACATGAATGTGCGCCTCTATCCGAATGTCACTGACACGGACTGGCAGCCGGACGATCTGCATTATTCGGCCTATTCAATCAGTGACGTTGCGGCGAACTCGGTTCTTATGGGGCAGACAAACGCGAGCGGGATCTGGTTGCACCCTCGCCGCCCCACGGGGAACGAACTACGGACGGATCCCTATGCTACCGGCGGGACCGTCACAACGTCGGGCGCTACAAACCCATCCTCTATCGCGCGCTATAACATTGTTCGCACCTCGGGGCAGTGTGACCTTTACCGGAACGGCGTGAACGTCGGCGCGGGTTCACCGTTCAGTGTGACGGATGAGGCCGGGGTGACGGATGGCACGTTGCGCTTGTTCCGGAATAACACGGGCTACCATACCCGAGCCGCTGGGGCAGCTTCGTTCGGTTACTCCCTCACGGCGGCCCAGGAGCTGATCATCGCGACCTCGCTGCAGACCTATCTCGAAGCTGTGGGGGCCGTCTGATGCGCGTAATTGTGATGACCCAGGCGGAAGCCCAGACCCTTGAGGGCTCCTATAAGTCTTCCGGCAGAAAGATCATACTTGAGCCGATCCCTCTTTTGGATGGGGAGCGATGGGTGCTGTCCGAGCGCCTGCTTCTTAGTGATGCGATCCCGGCAGACAAACTGGCTTTTATGCAGTCGCTGCCTGTCACTGACATTGCTCGGAGCGAGATCACCGATGATTGACATGGTTCCGCACACGAAAGGCTTTCTCAGTGAGCTGAGCTGGAACGACCTTCAGAAACTGCGCCTTGTTGTAAAACGTGTGCACATGGTGCATTACCCGTCCGACAAGGTCACGGATCACGAGGCCGACAAGATTATCGAGGCCCTCGGCCCTGATATTATGCAGAAAGAAATCGAAGACGCTGCGCGCGGAGGCGTCTTTAAGGGGTACTGATGGAAATCAAGTACAAGCCCTCAGGTAAAGTCCTTCGGGACTTCATGCGGGATGATAGTTTTTTTCGCGGTGTTCGCGGCCCAGTCGGCTCAGGTAAGTCGGTTGGCTGCTGCATTGAGCTTTTTCGCAGAGCTTCGCAGCAAGCCCCCGGCGCTGATGGCATTCGGCGTAGCCGGGCAGCCGTGATCCGTAATACGAACCCTCAGCTCCGCACCACGACCATCAAGACCTGGCTGGACTGGTTCCCTGAGGACAAGTTTGGGAAGTTCACCTGGTCACCGCCCTATACGCATCATATCAAACATGCCGATATCGAGCTTGAGGTTATCTTCCTTGCGCTCGATAAGCCTGACGATGTGAAAAAGCTTCTTTCTCTGGAGCTGACATTCTGCTGGATCAACGAGGCCCGAGAGGTCCCTAAGCCTATCGTCGACGCCTGCACTATGCGTGTCGGTCGATACCCGAGTATGCGTGAGGGTGGCCCCACCTGGTTCGGGGTAATCGCTGACACAAACTCTCCAGAAGAGGACCACTGGTGGCCCATCATGTCGGGAGAGGCGCCCCTTCCGGATTATATTCCGCCTGACCAGGCCATGATGCTGGTTAAGCCGGAAAGCTGGACGTTTTTTACGCAGCCCGCGGGGATGCTCGAAGAAAAGGACGACCAGGGCAATACCACTGGGTACATCCCCAACAAAAAAGCCGAGAACTACAAAAATCTTCCAGATTCTTACTACCCCAGAATTATTGAGGGTAAGACAAGATCCTGGATTGACGTGTATGTCATGAACAGGCTTGGTGTTCTGCATGAAGGTAAGCCTGTCTACCCAAGTTTCAGCTCAGTGCATCTCGGCAAGGAGCCCCTGCCAACGAACCGCGATCTGGATATTCTTGTGGGGATTGATTTCGGGCTTACGCCCGCGGCAGTCTTTGCCCAGAGAATGCCAAGAGGCCGATGGCTGATCCTTGATGAGCTTGTCTGTACGGATATGGGCGCCTCAAGGTTTGCCGAAGCCCTGAACTATAAGCTGGCGACCGAATTCCCGGACCATTCTCTTGAGCGCATCAAGCTCTGGGGAGATCCCTCAGGTGACTTCCGCGCCCAGACAGATGAGCGCACGCCCTTCATGATCATGCGGGCAGCAGGGATTAATGTGGTTCCTGCGCCAACGAACGACCCTGTTGTGCGTATTGAGGCGGTCGCGACCTGCCTGGAGCGCATGACGGACGGCTATCCAAGCGTGATGATCGACCCGAAATGCCGGGTTCTGATTGCAGGCTTCGAGACGGGCTACCACTACAAGCGGCTTAATGTCCCTGGTGCGGATCGCTATGACGACCGCCCGGATAAGAATAGATTTTCTCATGTCCACGATGCCTGTCAGTATCTTTTCTGCGGCGCCGGAGAGGCTAAAAAGGTTCTTACTGGTGGCAGAGAGATGCACGTTATCAGGCCCGCAAGGGAATGGGATGTCTTCAAAAGACAGAAAACCCGCCGCGAGCCCCGGCTTACGAGATTTCAGGTATGAGCGAATACACAAAAGATCAGTGGATCATCGGGTTTTTTGATATCGAGCGTCCCAGGTTCCTTTTTTCTCCGTTCCTCAAGCCCGGCTTCAGGCACGCGCTGGGCCTTAAGTATGATCCAGACAAAAAGATCTGGATGCTTATGGACTGGTCAAAGCGAGGCCTTAAGGTCACGGTACATGATTCAGATGAAGTGGACCGCATTATTGCCTTTGTAGAGAGGCATAATGGCCGCTTCATTCTCTGCAATCAGGAAAAGGCTATCTATCGTTTCCCGATTATGCCATGTTGGTGTGTAACAGCGATTCGGCATCTACTTGGCATCAGAAAGCCTTTGTTTACGCCCTATCAGCTATACAAAGAACTGAAGAGGCGGGGCGCGACCCCGATATTTGAGAATGTGCGGACCCCTTAAGCCAGACTCCCCTAAGCCTGACCAGTCGCTGATTGCTGCGCGCCGGGAAGAAGAGAGGCGTCAGGCTAAAGATGCCGCGGCCCTTGCTACACGCAAAGAGCAGGATAGACTTGCAAAGCTACGCGGCCTTCGTGGCGCCAGCTCCCTGATTTCTGGTAGTTCTGGCGGCGGCGGCTTCGGCACCACACAGACCCTCGGATAAATATGTCGACCAACACTGACCGCATCCCTGCTGCAGAGCCGAATGATGACGCCTTCGCTACCCTGAAGGCGGGCTTTGATCGTGCTATTGATGTGCGCGATAAATGGAAACATCTGTTTGATGACTGCTACGAACTCACCATGCCGGGACGCGAGTCGTTTGATGAGGAAACTCCGGGACAATCCCGAACTGACCGCATCTTTGATGAAACTGCTGTCGTCGGCGTGCAGGAGTTCGCTTCGCGATTGCAGGCGGGAATTATGCCGACGTACGCGGAATGGATCACGCTAGAAGCTGGCGAGGATATTCCCGAAGATGATCGAGAGGAAGTCAACGCTGGCCTCAAAGAGATCACGCATAAAGTCTTCGAGACCCTGCAAAACAGCAACTTCGCCCAGGAAGTGCATGAATCCATGATGGATCTGGGCGTCTCTACTGGTGTTCTCCTGGCCAAGAAGGGTACGCCTGACGAACCCATCCAGTGGTCAGCCATTCCCCTCCCTCGTGTGGCACTAAATGTAGGGCCCACTGGGGCCGTGGACGCCATCTATAGAAAGCACCGCCTTCGCCTTTCCGAGATCAAGGAGCTTTGGCCGGGCGCCGAGCTCCCTGACGCGCTCGCAGATAAGGCGAAATCCGACCCGAACCTGAAATTTTCTGTTATTGAGGAACAGCTTCGTGATCGCACGAAGATCGAACCGACCTACTATTACAGGGTGGCGGAAGAGAGCGAAAAAGCGATTCTTTTTGAAGACACCTTTTCTGGCATTGGCTCCAGCCCCTGGATTGCTTATCGTTGGTCTAAGGCCTCCGGTGAAGTTTATGGGCGTGGACCTGTTCTGAATTCTCTGCCTGCGATTAAGGTTCTGAACCTTAAGGTTCAGCTCATCCTGGAAAACGCTGATATGGCGATCCAGGGTCTCTGGCAAATGGATGATGATGGGGTCGTTAATGCTGACAATGTTTCGCTTCTTCCTGGAACAATTGTTCCAAGACAGCCGAATTCGAGGGGCCTGGAAGCCCTGGAAAATCCGGGGAGGCTCGACGTTGCTCAGCTCATTCTTGACGAGATGCGCTCTAATGTGCGCAAGGCCCTCTATAATGAGACGCTTGGACCGCCCGAAGGCACCCCGATGTCTGCGACTGAAGTCTCGGAGCGCATGGCCGAGCTTGCCCGACAGATCGGCTCCGCTTTTGGCAGGCTTCAGTATGAGCTGGTTGTTCCCGTTGTTCAGCGCGTAATCTATATTCTGCGTGAAGACGGCCAGATTGAGATCCCCGTCGTAAACGGCAGGGAAATCCGTATCGTTCCGAACTCTCCCCTGAGCCGAGCCCAGGTGGAGCAGGATCTTGCCGATATGGACAGGTTTGCTATGACAATGTCCCAGCTCTTTGGGCCTCAGATTGCGAACCTCTTCATCGACCAAGAGAAGTACGCGCTTACCTATTCAGAAAAACTGAGCCTTGATCCGGGCGTGATCCGCCCCAAGCCTGAGCGAGAGCAGCTCATTCAGGCGATGCAGCAGCAGATGCAGGCTCAACAGCAGGCTGGAGTAGACCCAAATGCCCAACAGGGACCCGAACAGGTCTAAGCTTGGCGAGAGGCGCCCTTTTGAAGTTCAGCGCCAAAAAGACCAGGCCGAAAGTGATATCACCAAGCTATTCGCCCGACTCTTCACTACAGAGGAGGGGCGCAAGGTATTGACTGTGCTTGCAAATGAAACCGCAGGCATGGTAGTACCTGCCGGACAGCCAACGGAGATCCTCCAGAGAATGGAAGGAAAGCGTGAGTTGGTTGCAGATATCTTTGACAGAGTGCATCGAGGGATGAAATGAAAATTCGCGACCCCTTTCTCCTTATTCTTGAAGGCCTTGAAACCCGCCATCTTTGCTTTGCTGATGATGGCCCTGATGGTTCAGGCGGTGGGGCCGGTGATAATCCTGGCGACGGTGGTGAGCCAGGCGATGAAGGCGGAGACGAAGTAGCCGCCAAGCCTGAGTGTGTCCCTGAGAAATTCTGGGACCCGACAAAGGGCGAATTCCGCACCGAAGCGGCCATGAAAAGCTATGTTGAGCTGGAGCGCCAGCAGAGCAAGAAGGGCGCCGAGCTTAAGGCGGAATGGGAGAAAGAGGCCGAAGCGGCGCGTCTGGCCAATAGGCCGGAAGACCCCAGCAAATATAACGTCCAGATCCCGAAAGATTACGAGGAGATGGGCATTGGCATTGACGATGATGATCCCACATTGGGCTTTTGGCGAGAAATGGCCCACGAGCTCGGCCTTGACGAGAAAGCCTTCAACAAAGGCCTCGTCGGGTACATCGACGCTCGTATCAAGGCTGCGCCTAACCTGCAGGCGGAGATGGACAAACTCGGTGATACCGCCAAGGTCCGCACCGAGGCTGTGGGCCGATGGGCTGCACGAACTTTTCCTGAAGGCGAGCTTTCTGCCCTGGAGACTATGACCGTTACTGCCGAGGGCGTGCTTGCTCTTGAGCGTGTCATGGCAATGGTAGAGAAGGGCGGCCCTCCGTCGAGCAGCCAGAGCGCCAGCACTTTTGGCAGTCAAACAACTCTTTCGGAACTCCAGGCTCTCCAGAATGATCCCAGGTATTGGGACCCGATGCAGAGAGATCCTAACTTCGTCAAGAAGATTGATGATGGGTTCGCGAAGCTCTATTCGGACGCAGATAAGTAAGGGGTTGCGTAGTTAGGTCTTGTTGTATTATACAGACCTAACGGCCCCGCTATAGACGTAGTTGCCCTTCGGGAAAACTTCTACTTCATGGAGTGGACAACCGGAAACGGAAGTCAAACCCAATGAGGTAATCCCAATGGCACTCGATGTCTCCACCGCTTTTATCAAGCAGTTTGAGAGTGAAGTGCACATGGCGTATCAGCGCCAAGGCACCAAGCTCCGCCCGACCGTCCGTAACAAGATGGTCACGAACGCGAAGTCGACGACCTTCCAGAAGGCAGGCGAAGGCTCCGCTACGACCAAAGCACGTCACGCCGAAGTGACAATCATGAAC